TGTTAGCATGACCATGATTCATTGTATGAAGGTGAGCCGGGCTTCCCGATTCGGCCGCCGATAAGGTGTGCTCTTGCGAGCCCCCCGCCGCGCCAAGTGTGTCGCCGTTTAGAGCAACCGAAAGTCTATTTGCAGATCCCGCAACGCCCATGTCGTCTTTTCCGGCAATTACGCGCCCGCGAAGATCCGGTGTCGGAAGTCTTTTGTTTGCGGAAAAGTCAGCGGCCGCCGAACCGCCTCGGGTTGTTGGCGAACCGGCCGCGTCTTGAATCACAAGCTCGGTATTTGAAAAAGAGTTCCATAGCAAAGTAAAAAGAGTGACTGTATCGGCATTCGCACGCTCCGTTGAGCCCGAAGTTCCCGATCCAATTGTTCCGCCGGAAGCAAGGACGTATCCCGTCGGAGCCGTGCTGCCTGTAAAATCAAACGTTGCTCCGGAAGGAATTTCGGTCGAAGTTCCAATTTCAACAGGCGTTACGCCGCCGTCATTGGAAAATTCCATTTGGGAATTGCCCGAACTCCATGAAAGCGTTCCGCCGCCTATTTTAATTACCTTATCAACCGCCGGATTTTGATCCCCAACGATCCAAGTATTGTCGGTGTTTTTGAAGGCGGCAAGCCCGAGCCCCATGACTAGGGCGAGCGTTGCGATCACTAAAGTTTTATTGGCTGTTAATTTCTTCATTTCGTCCCCTTATGGAAGCGTTAATAAAATCTTTTTAATGTCGATGATTCTCATCGTTCCCGCGTAACTTGTTCCGGGTAAATTGTCGGAAATATATTTCACTTGTCCGGATATGTTGTCGATTGAAAAGGTCACTCCGCAATCGTCAAAATTACTTGTGATCGCTATTTTCCATAAAGACGTATCAACGTCGTAGGAAACATAACCCTCGCCGGTTTCAACTTCGCTTGATGAATCCGTTCGGCGAACCAAATCGAAAGTAAACTTCCCCGCCTTGACGGTTGCGAGATCAAAAATCAAACCTGTAATATCAAGCGGTGCGCCTTGGTTATTGACAATCGTTTGTTGAATGCCGCTTCCGGGTCCGCCCCCGCCTGCGATCATTGAATTGATTGCGTCTTGTAATTGGGTTTGAGTTCCCTTTACAAGTGTGATCCCTTGACCCTCAATTACGTTTACGATTTCCTCTTGGGCGTCGTTCATCCAATCGTCGGTCACGACTGTTGCGGGAATGAGCAACCCCGGATTGCCTTCGGTCCATAAATTTCCCGGTGCAAAACCAGGTCCGTCAATTCTATGCATCAAATCCCCCTATGGTATCAGTGTAAGAGTAAATGAAGTGTGCGCGGGCTTCAACTTTTGAATTGTACAACGCACAAGTTCATTATCATAAAAATGTAATGGTTGACCGATTGGATCTCCGGCTTCCATGACTTCGTCTTGAACAATCGGAGCCGTCACGTTAAAGACAAAACGCCAACCGTGTTGCCTTAACGGAACCCCAATTACTTCCCCCGCTTCGAGCCGGTCGTCAAAGTAATTCGTTAACGCTTCGCCGCAAGTGCTGAATCCAACTCTGAAATTGAAATAGTTGTCTACAACAATTGTATAGCCAAACTTAAGCCCAACGGCTTCATAAAATGTTTTTGAAAGCCCGCCGACGTTCGTATATTTCTCAACCATTTGATCCCGAAGCTGAATGGTTGTAAGCCCCTCGGGCGTGCATTCGTCGGGCAACCCGACAAGCCGGAGCCAGTCTTCTAAGAGTTCATCGGCATTTCTTGGGTCCGCTTCGTCGAGCAAATCATTGACGCGGTCCTCAACGCGACAAAGTTCAACCGCAATTGATTCAAGGGTTGCGTCAAATACGGGTTGCCGCCTTGGTTGCCATAAGCGCCCAACGGGCAAAAGATTGATCAACAAATCTTTGTATTTCGCAATTGTTTCTAAGCTTCCGGCCATAAAATTACAGTGTAGTAAACGTTAAAACGCCCGGAACCACAAGCTTACCTTGGGATGCCAAAACGTCCGTTGTCGGAGAAATCAAAACGTGATCGTCTTCGTCCGCCGCAAGACTGATCGCCTCATTAATTTTTGAAAGACTTATTGTCCCGCTGTTGATTTGCCCAACCGCCTTAAAACTTCCGCCGACTTCCGCTTCGCGAAGCAACATATCGGCAATTTCCGCTTCCACGGCCGTTTGAACTTCGACCGTATTCGGGCTTAAAGCAATTGTCAGATTGAGCGGGACCGCAACGGGGGCGGCAACATACAAATCCGCGGTCACTGGAATAAGCGGCAACATCGCGGCGAGCACTTCGTCAATCTTTGCTTGCGTTGGAATAATTACGGGTTGCCCGTCTTCGACAAAATACACGACAACCGTTCCCTCGCCGAGCCCCGTCGGAGTGACCCAAACCCTTGTGACGCCCGCAATTTTCGCAAAGGCAATGTAATCGTTTACGGTTCCGCCCGCCGGGGGCGATTGAATTCTTTCGATTACCCTTGTCCTGTAATTTTCAATTGATTCCTGGTCTTCGCCTTCAACAACGGTTCCAATTACAACGGCCGTTGATTGAACGCCCGCAATTGGCGACAAAAGGGAAAGGGTTGAACCGTTGGAAATGTTTCCGCTCAATCCGGCAATGGAAGCGGTTGCAATTCCTTGAGCCGTTCCTAGTACGGGGACAACAACGGCCGCTTGCATTTCATACTCGACGCCGTCGGCTCTTTGAATGATTGTTCCAAGGGGAACGTTTCCCCCCGTGGTTCCGGTAAACTCAACAGTGATCTCCGCAAAGGTTGCGTCGTTTCTTGGAACTCCGAAAATGGTTCCCCAACGCAATAAAAATTCTTCGTCCGCGGTATCTGGAAATAGTTGTTCGGAAGCCCATTCGATATGCCCGTGCAATGTATGGGAAGCGCCGCCTTCGGCTTTTGCCAAAACATCTAAAAAGGATCTGCGTAAAATTGTCGTAAGCCCGAGCCCCGACTTAAAGTCACCTCGGATTCGATCTACAATTTGGGTTAATGTCGGTCTTGTAAAAGGCATCGTTTTCCCCTATCCAATCGAATCTTGATCGGCCCTTAGTTGTTGCCCATCCCATACAAACTTGAAGAAAAAAGGATCTTCGTCCGGTTTCAAAATTTCAATGGAAACGTCAATTTGTTGGCGGTCAATAATGGTTGCAACCGCATCAACCGATTCCGCAATTCCGTCAATGATCAACCATTGCAAACCGTCCTTTGAAATATCCTCAATCCGATTTACTGTCGACAATAAAACTTTGTCGCGTTCGGTATTCCATAACATAGATCCGATTTGATCGTCGGCCGGATCTGAAATTTCGTCAGCCCAGTAACCACGGCGTTGCTCGGCTCCGATTGGAAGTTGTTCGAACGGCGTAAACTTATCAGAAAAAAGAGAAATTAAAACTGCCGTATGCAATCCCTTTTCGCCTTTTAAATCGCCATTCTCGATTACCATATCCGGGCACTCGCTATCGACGTCAAAAAATCCAATGTCAAGATCGTTCGCTTCCATTTTCCCCTTAAGGAAATAAACTTGTAATCAACTCAAACAATGCGAGCGGAATACAAGTTAATAAATGTATGATTCCAAGTGAAGGCAACGCCGGAGCGGCGGGGGCCAACCCAAGATCAATAAAAAGATCCAACAAAATTCCAGTGATTAATTCAACCGAAGGAATTTCAATCGTAAGTTCCAAAAGCTTTTCAATAATCGCCCCGATGATTGCGAATGGCAACGCGATAAAAGCGGTTATTAACTTGAACGCCGCTTCGATATTAATGCCGAGATCCACGCTTCCAGTGACTTCCGGAATTACAATGCCCGGAATGAATTCAAACGCGGGATGATTGCCGGGGAAACTAAGTCCGCCGAGCATGGCGTCAATGAAAATGCTTATCCCTGGAATCGACGGCGGGTTTGAAATGGACGGCGGAATAAAGTCGAGTACAAAATTAATACCGGCAAACATCGACAAAAACAGCCCGCCAACGATATTCGAAAGCCCATAGGGGCCTATGAGTTCCCCGAGCAAAGGAAGTTCGGGATCGCCCATGCAAACCGTAATTTGCCCGACAAAGTCGTCGATCAATGCCATTACTTCGCCCCCTTTACAACTTGCGATAAGTTCACCGCGTCAACCATGGGAACAATGGGCGGACCCGTTGGAACCGCCAAGTTTCCCAAATGCGTATGCGCGTTGAACAAGCTTAAAAATGTTTCGCCGTTTACAATTTTCTCAAGAGCCCCAAGCCCAATTTCAACGTTCGGCGATTCAACCACAATAATGTTACCA